CCGACAATATTGTCTGGGCTTGGTGCGGCTGGTGTTATTGTAACATCAGTATTGGCTGTACGTGCAACACCGAAAGCTCTTCGTAAAATTAGAGCCGACAGCAAAGCAAATCACGATGGTGATCAGGAGGCTTATAGCAAACTCGAAGCGGTTAGATCAGCATGGGTCTGCTATATTCCAGCAGCAATCAGCGGAACCGCAACTATATTTTGCATATTTGGAGCGAATGTGCTGAGCAAACATCAACAGGCAGCACTCACCAGTGCTTATGCATTACTGAATGATTCCTATAATAATTATAAGGATAAATTAAAGGAATTGTACGGTGAAGAGGCTCATCAGAAAATTATTGATGCTATTGCAGCAGAAAAGGCTAAGGATGTTTACATCACATCGACAGGATTATTAAGAAATAGTTCACTCGATTTTGATGAGCATGATCCGAACGATGAACGATTATTTTATGATGTGTTTTCGAACCGATATTTTGAAAGCTCCATCAATAGGGTTATTCAGGCAGAATATCATTTGAACCGTGATTTTGTTATAAGTGGTTATTTGCCTGTGAATCATTTCTACGAACTTCTTGGTCTTGCACCATTGGAGAGTGGAAATTCTGTTGGATGGAGTATTGATGACGGGTTATATTGGATCGATTTTAATCATTCAAAAGTAACGTTGGATGACGGACTTGAAGTGCTGGTTATAGACATGGATTGGGTTCCAGATGTCGGATGGGATGCCGAGTAAGTTTGATTATTCGCAAAAATTACAAGCCGTATTATGAAAGGAGAGTGTCATCATGAACAATAAAAGCAAATGGATTAAAGCTATTGGAGTAGCAGCGACCGTGATCGGTGTTGGTGTAAACCTTATTACTGATTGGGTTAATGAACAGAAAATGGATGAAAAGATTGAAGAAAAGGTCAATGAAGCACTGGCCCAGAGAGACAAAGATGAAGCGGAGGAGTCCTAACAAGGCTCTTTCGCTTTTTCTTTTGGAGGAAACGGATGGGAGCACCGACTGAAATAGCTATTTATACGATCAAATATGCCATCGCGACAATGCCGATAAAGCAGCGTGGTTATAACTTTAAGCAGGCAAGTTATATGAGATGGGCCGGACGAGAATTGTTGATGCGACTCAATAAATATCCGCAAATACCACCATTGATGGTGATCGAATCATTCAGAGATGAATGCGATTCATATTCATGCTTAAATCCTAAAACAAGCTATACCTTTTCTTGTGCGAAAGACATGCTTGAATGGATTGTAGACCTGCTGATTTCATAGGTACCAAATTAAATTTATATATTTGAAAGGAGAACCACAATATGTGTACAAGAGAAATGACTTTAGGAGAGGAAATTATCAGCTTAACCGGAAAAGGTGTTGATATTCCAACTGTGGAGAGAATGTATAGAAAATACATTGCTATTATCAGCGACGCTGATACAAAGAAGGTGACAGAAGAACTTTATCACGTTGATGTAAACGCATTATTTCCGACGATTGAAGCCATCTTTGGGAAAGTCTATTCAATTCTTCCGGACGACATTGCTATCGGTGATCAAATTGAGATTCCTTTAGGCGATCTTGGAACCTTTACGGCAACTGTTCAGATGGTAAAAGACGATAAGGTATTATTCCTGTTCGATGATTATATCGTAAAACGCCCGATGAACGAAAACGGAAGCAATGAAGGAGGATATGAGAAATCTGATCTTAAAAAATGGATTGAAAATGATCTGTTTAAAATGTTTCCGAAAGCGTTAAGAAAACACATGACTGGGCTGACTATTCCTACGCTTGGTGAAATCTGCGGATGGGGAGACAACTGGGATAAAGAACATATCGAGCCAGATAGCGATGAGCAGTTACCGCTCATGAAACAGAGAAGAAATCGTGTTGCGTATTATAACAATGAGTGTTCAAGCGGCTGGCTTCGTAATGCTATGAAAAAGGAATTTTCTTCGGCTCACTTTGCCGCTGTGACCAACCGTGGCGATACGGGCTACGGCAACGCTTCGAACTCTGGTGGAGGTCGTCCGGAATTCTGGTTGGTTAGATAAATCGCGGGGCCTTGTGCCCCGTTTTATATTTTATGGAGGATAAACTAAAATGCAGAAACCGAATTTGACTAAGATTTGTAGAACCGTAAAAGCATCTACGATCAAGCATAGTCCCGAAATCCTCACTGGTGTTGGAATTGCCGGAATGGTAACAACTACAGTAATGGCCGTGCGAGCGACTCCTAAGGCAATCAGATTGTTAGAGGACGAAAAACATCGTCAGAACACAGATAAGCTGGAGCCGATTGATGCTGTTAAAGCGACTTGGAAATGTTATATTCCTGCGGCTGTAACAGGAACAGTGTCAGTTGCTTGCCTCATTGGGGCAAGTTCCGTAAATGCTCGAAGAAACGCAGCACTGACAGCAGCATATACACTTTCTGAATCAACATTGAGAGATTATCAGAAAAAGGTAGTTGAAACCATTGGTGAGAAGAAGGAACAGACGATTAGAGATGAGGTTGCTAAAGAACGTCTAAAAAGAGAACCTGTCGAGAATAAAGAAGTAATCGTAACTGCAAAAGGTGACACTTTATGTTTCGATGCCGTGTCAGGTCGATATTTCAAATCTGATATTGATAAGCTGAAAAAAGCCGAGAATGAATTAAATCGGCAGATGAGGGATGAGATGTATATTTCCCTTAATGATTTTTATTATGAGATTGGACTGGAGCCCATTAAGCTTGGCGATGATCTTGGATGGAATATCGACAATGGCTATATTGATCTGAGATTTAGTTCTCAGCTGGCTTCAGACGATACGCCTTGCCTTGTAATCGATTACGGATACGGACCCAGATACGATTTCCGTAATTTAACGTAGCAGTTCGCAAAATTTACAAACACTATTATGGAAGAACCACATATTTCAAATCTGAAAGGAGAATATATTATGGAGAACAACGACGAAATCATGAACAACAACGAAGAGGTTATTGAAACAGCTACAGAGGAAATCGTAAAAGCGACTTCTAACGGCGGTATGAAGAAGGCAACTACTATCGGATTGGCTATGATTGCAGGCGCATTAACCTACAAATTTGTAGTCGTTCCGGCAGCAGCAAAATTCAAAAACTGGCGTGAGAATCGTAAAACGGTTGTAAATCAGCAGCAGGACGATGCAATCGACGGAGAGTTCAGAGAAGTCGATGAGAAAACCGAGGATGATTCTTTATAAGAATTGAATCGATGATTCAGACAGAGGGAGAGTACCTATAACATGGTGCTTTCCCTTTTTGCTTTTTAAGGGAGGTGTCCTATGAATCGGTACATGTACGATGGTCCAGTTATGGAATTTAATATCTGCGTTGCAAATAGATGGCAGGGTTCTACATACGCTGCATCCGAACAGAAAGCCAGAAGTAATTTGGCATATCAATTTAAGAAGAAAACAAACCGTATTCCAAGTACGAGGATTACCCTCCCTGGAAAAGTGGTAACGGTTAATTGAAAGGAGAATTAGAGATGGATGAATACAAATCCAATTCCCACAAATCACGCCAGAATCAGAACGATGATATTCCGGAAAAGAAAGTGGAAAAAGTTGTCAGTGGTTCTGTGAAATCAAAGAAAAAGAACGGTCTTCAGAAGATTACAAATGTATTTGTTCCCGAAGATGTTGATGATGTAAAAAGCTATATTTTCGAGGACATTGTAGTGCCGGCGGTTAAGGATATTATCTTGGACGCTGTACGAGCATTCCTTGGTGTAAATGGAACTTCGAGAGGACGATCTTCTACATCATCCAAAATTTCGTACCGTAAGTATTACGATGATCGGGATCGCAGAGATTCGGCACCGACCAGAACAAGAACTGGGTACGATTATGACGATATTATTCTGGAAACACGTGGGGAAGCGGAAGACGTTCTTGAAAGAATGGAAGAGCTGATTGACATGTATCAGCTGGTTAGCGTTGCTGACTTTTATGATTTAGTCGGCGTTTCTGGAAATTATACAGACAATAAATATGGATGGACAAACGTTCGGAACGCATCTGTAGTCCGTGTGAGAGACGGATATATGATCAAACTTCCGAAAGCTTTACCATTAAATTAGGAGGATATTATGTACGAATCAGATGATAAAATGGTGTCTCATCCGAGCCATTATCAGTCAGAAACAGGTTTGGAAGTAATCGATGTTATTGAGGCATTCACTTTCGATTTAAAAGGTATCGAAGCAACCGATACTGGTAACATTATCAAGTATGCGTGCCGCTGGAAAAATAAAAACGGCATTCAGGATTTGAAAAAGATCATGTGGTACACACAGCACTTGATCGATCATTTAGAAAAAATCAAAGAGGAGAATAACTGATATGAAGAAAGAAGAAATCATGAAGAACGTTTCCACGACCTTCAGCAAAGTAAGTGTGAAGCTTAAGAAGCATAGCCCAGAGATTCTGGTAGTGGCCGGTGTTGTTGGCACTGTTGCAAGTGCTGTTATGGCTTGCCATGCAACAACTAAGTTGGACAGCGTATTGGAGAAGTCCAAGAAAGATGTTGATACTATCCATAAATGTGCTGAAAATGAGGAACTGGCAGCTGAGTATTCTAAGGACGACGCAAAGAAAGATCTGGCTATCGTTTATGTACAGGCTGGTGTAAAAGTCGCTAAGCTCTATGCTCCTGCTGTTGCTCTTGGAACCTTATCCATCGCAAGTATTGTTGCGTCTCACGATATTCTCAAGAAGAGAAATGTAGCGTTGGCAGCGGCATATGCGACTGTGGATAAAACTTTCAAGGAATACAGAAATCGAGTCGTTGAGCGCTTTGGTGCGGAGGTTGATAAAGAGATTCGTTACAACATCAAAGCAAAGAAATTCGAGGAAACCGTAACTGATCCGGACAGTGGTAAAGAGAAAAAAGTGAAGTCTACTGTTAATGTCGCAGCAACTGATGTAAATGGCTACGCACGTTTCTTTGACGAGTCTTGTGAGGCTTACGAAACCAATATGGATTACAATCTTATGTATCTTCGTTCTCAGCAGGCTTTGGCAAATGACAAACTTAAAGCTGATGGATATTTATTCCTGAGCGATGTGTACGAGCAGCTCGGTATTAAGCGGACAAAGATGAGCCAGACTGTTGGTTGGATTTATAAACCTGAAGGTAACGACAACGGTGACAACTTTGTCGATTTCGGTATTCTGGAAACCAATCGTGAGACTGAAGATGGCGGTTATGAAAAGGCTATTCTCATGGAGTTTAATGTGGATGGACCGATTCTTGATCTGATCTAATTTTATAAGGAGGGCATATATGCGAAGTTATATTCGTACAATGCTCCTTCCTACTCTTTGTGTATTTATGATTATTTGTAGCGGATTTGTCTGCTCAGCGGAATCTGTGAATCGTTATGAATATATCGAAATACAGCCGACTTTAAAAGCTGAACCTATCGAACCTATTGTAATTATTTCTGAGCAACCCTTAGAGGAAACAGTGTCGGCAGTTGAAATCGAAGAGTATGTGGAGGACACACTATTACCACGGGAAGACATTGAGCTGATTGCTCTTGTTACCATGGCAGAAGCTGAGGGGGAGTGCGAGGAAGGGAAGCGATTGGTGATCGACACCATATTGAATCGGGTTGATTCTGTATATTTTCCGGATAATGTACACGACGTTGTGTATCAGAAGCATCAATTTTCTTCTATGTGGAATGGAAGAATTGATAAATGCATTGTAGATGAGGATATTTGTCAGTTGGTTGAAGAAGAACTCAAATCAAGAACAAATTCTAATACGATATTTTTCACAGCTGGTGGATACGGGAAATATGGAACCCCGATGTTTCGGTTAGGAAATCATTATTTTTCAAGTTATGAATAAAGAAAGGAGTCCTGAACTATGACAGGTTTTATTGGATTAACGTTTTCAGCGTTTGCTGGTATTTGCTTTGTTGGCGGTCTCGCCGTTCTTATGAGCGGAAAGGAGCATCATTGATGGACGGTATCGGAAATTTTATATCCATGATGGATTACATATTGGATACGAAAAGAAAAAGACATATTACTGGAGGCATTCTACTGAGTGCCTCTTTACTTTTTGGTGGGTTGGCACTCACCGTTATGACAATACAGAACGAGGAGGATGAGGATGAGTAATAGATCTCTGTTTTCTTTAGGATTTATCATTGGTGCAGCCTCTGGCGCAACAGTGGCATGGTATCTTCTGAAGGATAAATACGAAACGCTTGCTCAGGAGGAAATTGATTCTGTAAAAGAAGTATTTGCTAGACGTGAGCAGGAAATGAAAGATGAAACTGTAAAGAGGAATGTGGCAGAGGGAATCAAGGATTCTGATCGAACAAAACCGGATCTCAAAGAATATGCTGAACAGCTTAAAAAGAACGGATATACAAGATATTCCGATCTGAGTGCCGATGATGAGGGTGTATCTGATAAGCAGACGAAACCGTATGTGATTCCTCCAGAGCAGTTCGGAGACGATGAAAATTATGATCAGATTAGTCTTACTTATTACGCAGATGGCGTTTTGGCAGACGAAAATGATGAAGTAATTGAGGATGTGGAAGATGCTGTTGGAATTGATTCTTTGAATCGTTTTGGAGAGTATGAGGACGACTCTGTCTTTGTTCGTAACGATGCAAGAAAGTGCGATTACGAAATTCTCCTTGATCAGAGGACCTATTCTGAAGTAGTTGAAGATATGCCGCATCAGATGGAGGTATGATGACACGGGATGAGCTGAACAATGCGTACTTTGAGTGGATGTATCAGCTCGTTTGCGATGATGAGTATTCGAAAGGTTTATCGTATCGAAAACTTTTATATTTGCTTCACGATACAGATTTCACGTATACGATTGCTATGGATAGTAATCGCTATGAAGATGGAATTGATCTTCGATACAGATTCGGGAACGAGCATGGATATCCGGATAGTATGATTGCAAGATATTTGGACAATCGTCCGTGCAGTGTTTTAGAAATGATTATTGCCCTTGCTATACGCTTAGAAGAGCACATCATGGATGATCCGGACATCGGAAACAGAACCGGCCAGTGGTTTTGGGACATGATTGTGAGTCTTGGATTAGGCTCTATGAATGATTCCAAATTCGACAAAGGTTATGTAATCGATATACTTCGGCGATTCCTTAATCGTGACTACGGACGAGATGGCAAGGGTGGTTTATTTACAATAGAACATTGCAGATATGATATGCGTGATATCGAGATTTGGTATCAGGCTAATTGGTATCTCGACAGCATTAGATAGGAGAGTATCATGAGCCATAGCGAAGTTTATAAATGGTTTGAATTATATTTTCCGCAATATGCCGGGAATAAAGTTGAAGCGTGGTTTCAGAACGGAAAGAACAGCATTCGCATCCGTCAGACAAACAATCAGGAATTTATATTTACATTCTCGGATAAAGGAAATTGGAGATTTGAAACTGTTGAAAGTTATATGAATGGGTCTAAAAGGAGGTAAAAAATAATGATCGACATGATCACTTATATTTTCAGTAGCTTACGGTCATCGGAAAAACGCCTTGATGCTATCACCGGAGCCGTACGTAAACAGGGTAATTTCAATGCCAAGCTTACAGTTTTTGCGGCCGTAACAACTGCAAACTTGATCATTATGCAGATTGAGCAGAAAGATCAGGCTATGCGTATCAGAAAATTAGAAAAGGAAATCGAGGATCTTAAACATCCGGAAGGAGAGTAAAAAATGCGATGATCGACTTTATGGTGATTTCAACACGTTCAACGAAACGTGGCACAATAGAAATCTATCCAAAGTTCATTATTAAAAAAAGCACAGATCTAATGATTCGAGGTGGTGATTTCTATGCTATCTGGATTGAGGAACGTGGTTTATGGTCTACGGACGAGCAAGATGCCTTGCAGCTCATTGACCGCGAACTGGATAGATATGCTGAGGAGAACCGCCAGCGTTTTAACTCCGATATTAAAGTCCTGCATATGTGGGATGCCGAGTCAGGTATGATCGACTCATGGCATAAGTATTGTCAGAAACAGATGCGAGACAGCTTTCATACGTTGGATGACAAACTTATATTTTCCAATACAGAAACTAATAAAAAAGACTACGCCAGTAAAAAGTTGAATTATCCGCTTGAAGCTGGCGATTTGTCTGCCTATGAGAAATTGATGTCTACTTTATATTCGGAAGAGGAGCGGACAAAAATTGAGTGGGCTATAGGGTCAATCGTATCTGGAGAATCCAAAAAACTGCAAAAATTTATGGTTTTATACGGAGCTGCTGGAACAGGTAAATCCACAGTTCTTAACATTATTCAGCAGCTTTTCGACGGATACTATTCTGTATTTGACGCAAAAGCACTTGGATCTTCCAGCAATTCATTTGCATTGGAAGCATTTAAAACAAACCCTCTGGTTGCTATTCAACACGATGGTGATTTGTCGAGAATTGAGGACAACACTAGATTAAACAGTTTAGTATCTCATGAGTTGATGACTGTGAATGAAAAATTCAAATCCACATACTCAAACCGGTTTAAATGTTTCCTGTTTATGGGAACAAATAAGCCGGTCAAGATTACGGATGCGAAGTCTGGTCTGATTCGAAGATTGATCGATGTATCGCCGTCTGGAAATAAGCTGAACCCCAAAGAGTACAAAACGATTGTGAAGCAGGTGGAATTTGAGTTGGGAGCTATCGCTTATCATTGTCAAGAAGTATATTTGGGCAATCCTGGTCGTTATGACGATTATATTCCGATCACGATGCTTGGTGCATCTAATGATTTTTACAACTTTATCATCGATTCATACCATGTATTTAAGAAAGAAAACGGGACAACTCTGAAAGCTGCATGGGAGATGTATAAAACATACTGTGATGACGCAAAGGTCGGATTCCCGTTTTCGCAGAGGGTATTTAAAGAGGAACTTAAAAACTATTTTCATGATTTTCAGGAACGCTTCAATCTCGATGATGGAACTCGTGTTAGAAGCTATTACATTGGGTTCCGGACAGAAAAATTTGAAGAGGAGACCGTAGAGGAAAAGACGGAAGCAGTCAAACCGACACTGATCCAATTTGATAGCACCGAATCCATATTCGATGATGTGTGTTCGGAATGCCCCGCACAGTATGCTTCGGAAAATGAAACACCTCAGAAAAAATGGGATTCTGTTCGCACAAAATTATCTGGAATTGATACAAGAAAACTTCATTATGTGAAAGTTCCGGAGAATCATATCGTAATCGACTTTGATATTCCGGATGAATCTGGAAACAAGTCATTCGAAAAGAATTTAGCTGAAGCAAGTAAGTGGCCGCCGACCTATGCAGAGCTTAGTAAATCAGGACAAGGTATACATCTTCATTATATTTATACCGGAGACCCGACGCAGCTTAGCAGGGTATATGACGACCATATTGAAGTTAAGGTGTTCACAGGCAAAAGCTCATTGCGACGTATGTTGTCAAAGTGTAATAATTTGCCTATCGCAACAATTAGCTCCGGTTTACCGCTGAAAGGAGAACAAAAAATGGTAAATTTTGAAGCGATTAAGAGCGAGAAAGGGCTTAGAACACTGATTAAACGGAATCTTAATAAAGAGATACATCCGGGAACTAAGCCCAGTATCGATTTTATCTACAAGATACTGGAAGATGCGTATGGAAGTGATTTGAAATATGACGTCACAGATATGCGCAATGCAGTATTGGCATTTGCAGCGAACAGCACTCATCAGGCGGATTACTGTATTAAGTTAGTCAACAAGATGCAGTTTAAATCCGCAGATCCGTCCACAGCGGTGAAAAATGATGATGCAAAGCTGGTATTCTATGATATCGAGGTTTTCCCAAACTTATTCCTTGTAAACTGGAAGATTGAGGGTGAGGGAAGGCCAGTTGTAAGAATGATTAACCCGTCTCCGAGTGAGATCGAGGAGCTGATGCGGTTCAGACTTGTTGGCTTCAACTGTCGGAGATATGATAACCATATTCTGTACGCAAGGTTAATGGGTTATACAAATGAACAGCTCTATAACCTTTCGCAGAAAATCATTAACGGAAGTCCGAACTGTTTCTTTGGAGAGGCGTACAACGTATCCTATACGGACGTGTATGATTTCGCTTCGGCTGGTAATAAGAAAAGTCTTAAGAAATTAGAAATCGAGATGGGAAACCTTACCGATGATGATCTCAAGAAAAAAGGATTCTCTGACGAAAAAATAAGAATTATCAAGGCGGGAACGCATCACCAGGAGCTTGGTCTTCCATGGGATCAACCGGTTCCGGAAGAGCTTTGGATTAAGGTCGCTGAGTATTGTGATAACGATGTTATTGCTACTGAGGCGGCCTTTAATTATCTTGAGGCTGACTGGACAGCACGGCAGATTCTGGCAGATTTAGCAGAGATGACTGTTAATGATACTACAAACTCTCTTACAACCAGAATTATATTTGGAACCAACCGGAAACCGCAGTCAGAATTCCATTACAGAAATCTGGCAGAGCCGGTAGAGTCGCTGGATAAAGAGAGTATGGACTTCCTTAAGGAAGCCTGCCCTAAGATGATGGAAGAGCCTCACTATGGTTGGAAGTACAACGATAAGAACGAAGTTCCATTCGAATCTCACAGCATTCTTCCATATTTCCCTGGGTATGTATTCGATCATGGAAAGTCTACATATCGTGGAGAAGAAGTTGGAGAGGGCGGATTTGCCCAAGGTGTTCCTGGTATGTACGGAAACGCAGCACTTCTGGATATTTCGTCAATGCACCCGCATAGTGCAATAGCAGAGGTTCTGTTCGGTCCGAGATTTACGAAAGCGTTCCGAGACATTGTTGAAGGTCGTGTGAGTATCAAGCATGAGGCTTGGGATATTGTTAATACGATGCTGGATGGAAAACTTACACCGTATATTCAGAGAGTAATCGACGGTGAGATGACATCTAAAGATTTGGCTAATGCTTTGAAAACAGCTATCAATTCGGTATACGGTCTGACATCTGCATCGTTTGATAATCCATTCCGTGATCCAAGAAACATTGACAACATTGTTGCAAAACGTGGAGCGTTATTCATGATCGATCTCAAGAATGAGGTCTTAAAACGTGGATTCAAAGTTGCTCACATCAAAACCGATTCCATCAAAATTCCTGATGCTACTCCTGAAATCATACAGTTTGTTATGGATTTCGGTGAGAGGTACGGATATACCTTTGAGCATGAAGCAACGTATGACCGTATGTGTCTGGTTAATGATGCTGTTTATATTGCGAAATATAAGTCCGCTGAAGAATGCCAGAAAATGTATGGCTATGTTCCCGGCGATAATAAAAAGAAAGGTGGAAAATGGACTGCAACTGGTACACAATTCCAGATCCCATATGTATTTAAGAAGCTGTTCAGCAGAGAAGAAATCGCATTTGAAGATATGTGCGAAACCAAATCTGTGAGCAGCTCTTTATATTTGGATTTGAACGAGGAATTACCAGATGTGGCTAAGGAAGAAAAGGAATTCAGTAAAGCTGAGAGCGATTATAAGAAAGGTCTTCTGTCAGATACGATGTTTGAAGATACCTGTCAAAAACTTACTCCGATAATCGAAAAAGGACACAATTATCGATTCATTGGAAAAGTTGGTCAGTTCTGTCCTATGAAAGAGGGTTACGGTGCGGGACTTCTTATGCGGGAAAAAGACGGGCGATATTATGCCGCAACTGGTTCCAAGGGATACCGTTGGATGGAATCGGAGATGGTTAAAGAACTCGGAAAAGAAGACGGAATCGATCGGTCATATTATGACAAATTGGTTGACGAGGCTGTAAAGACCATTTCACAGTACGGAGATTTCGAATGGTTTGTATCTGACGATCCGTATATTCCAGAACTCGGAGCAAACGATGCCGACGTGGATTGTGTTCCTTGGGCTATGCCGTGCGGAGATGAAAAATATCGAGCATGCTTCGATTGTCCACATTTTAACAACGATAACTTCCACATGGATTGTGACCTAGATTATGATATTTCGGACATTGTTATGCGGCACGCAATGAATCCACCAGAAAACTAAAATAAAAGGAGATTTTAATCATGGCAAGAGCAAATGTGAATGAGCTTATTATCGAAAATGCTCGTATTATGTTCAGAAACTTTAGAGGAGAGGAGACAAAGTATAACAGAGCTGGCAATCGTAATTTCTGTGTTGTGATTCCGGATGCGAATCAGGCACAGCAGCTTGGTGAAGATGGGTGGAATGTAAGAATCCTTCCGCCTAGAAACGAAGACGACGAACCGTTGCATTATATTCAGGTGGCCGTTCGCTTTGACAATATCCCGCCGAACGTATATATGGTTACCAGAAGAAGCAAAACAAAACTCGATGAGGAATCTGTAGATTCCCTGGATTATGCAGAAATTGCAAATGTTGATCTGATCATCAGTCCGTCCAAATGGGAAGTAAACGGAAAAACAGGTATCAAAGCATATTTGAAGACCATGTACGTTACAATCGAAGAAGACGTATTTGCAGAGAAGTATCCGGACGACGTGGATAATCCTCCGTTCGCATAAACTTTATATTTCTGGGTGTTGGTATAAAAGCCGGCACCCTTATTTATTGAAGGGAGAAAAACATGTTTTGGAATAAGAAAAAGTCGAAGTCGAAACCACAGATTAAGACTCCGACACCAAAACCCATTAAAACGAAAGAACCACCTCCTAAGTGGGAACCGCCTTTTGGCGAAACAAAAAAGAAAGAAGTAAAATCACCAGAACCTGTAATGAAAGCAGAATCAAAAATTGACTGGGAAGATAAATTCTTAAAATCTTTCCAACAGCTCACATACAGACATCGAGCATGGGACGTGTGGAGAGATTATATTTTACTTCACGCATGTTCCATCTCGAACGTTTTGGACAAGGAAAACTATGATCAAAGAGAGAAACGATATTTGAAAATTATTCATCAGTATTCAAAAGAAGAGCAGGCTATATTTCCGGAATTAGCAGCGTATACCACCATGGCACTGGATCAGAACCAGGAGCAGGATTTCCTCGGAAAAATGTTTATGCGGCTGAATCTTGGAAATCGTTCGACGGGTCAATTCTTCACGCCCTATCATGTGTGTGAACTTATGGCTGAAGTGGTGGCGACCGATGCTTTAGAGAAATATGGTTACATTTCGATTAACGATCCATGTTGCGGTGCCGGAGCAACTTTGATTGCCGGTGTGCATGTAATAAGAAAGCAGCTTGAGCATTGCGATCCGCCGAGGAACTACCAGAATCATATCCTAGTAGTTGCACAGGATGTTGATGAAATTGTTGGACTGATGTGTTATATCCAAATCTCGCTTCTTGGATTGGCAGGATTTATAAAAATAGGTAATTCGATAACTGACCCAATGTCTACGGATGATTCATCTGAAAATTATTGGTACACGCCTATGTATTTCTCAGATGTATGGAGTACGAGACGAATGATAAATCAAATGAACAAAATATTTGGAAAGGGTGATGACGAATGAAAAAAAGATATTCTATTCCGAAAGAGCAGTGTGTATGCGGAATAACCGAGTTGTATGATAACGCTGCTAAAATTATGGGAATTTCTAATATTGAAAAGATTCAATACGATTGCCGGAAGATATCTATTACCAAAAAGGTATTGGATTGTATTTTTGAATTTTACCATTCCCAAAATTGTGATGACGAAACGATCGCCACATGGATGCTATTATATGGTCCTAAAGCTGATCTCGAAGGAGAAGGATGTGAGTTCGAGATTGAAGATGGATTCGTCGCCAAAGGTGTGTGATGGCCGGGGTAGAATTACGGGACTATCAGGAAGAGGCTGTACGACGAATGCGAAATGGCTGCATACTTTGTGGTGGTGTTGGTAGTGGGAAATCAAGAACATCTCTAGCCTACTATTATATTCGAAATGGTGGTGAGCTCGGAACAAATGAATATGTTCCTATGGACGATGTGAATATTAAGGATTTGTACATAATCACAACTGCTAGGAAACGAGATACCTTTGAATGGGAAGAGGAACTCTCGCCATTTCTATTATCAACGGATGAGAAAGAAAACCTATATACCAATAAGGTTGTAATCGATTCCTGGAATAACATCAAAAAGTATGCAGAAGTAAAGGATGCTTTCTTTATATTTGATGAGCAAAGAGTTATAGGGTCCGGAACATGGGTGAAAGCCTTTTTAAAAATCGCAAAGGTAAACGAATGGATTTTATTATCCGCGACACCTGGTGATACATGGCAGGATTATATCCCTGTGTTTATTGCTAACGGATTCTATAAAAACCGAAGCGAATTCACGAGAGAGCATATTGTCTATAGTCGTTTTAGCAAATTTCCAAAAGTTGACCGATATTTGAATACTGGAAGATTGATCCGATTGCGAAATAAAATTTTGGTGAACATGGATTTTAAACGCCAAACAGTTTCGCATCATGAGGATATTTATGTCAAGTACAATATCGAAAGGTATAAAGATGTCGGAAAAACCAGATGGGACCCGTTTAAAAAAGAACCAATTATCAATGCTGCCGGTCTGTGCTATGTATGGAGAAAAATCGTAAACACCGATCAATCCAGACAAATAGCTTTACTGGAAATTGTGGAGAAGCATCCGAAAGCGATTATATTCTATAATTTCGATTATGAGCTTGATCTTCTGAAAGAGATATTCTCTGGATATGAAGTCGGAGAGTGGAACGGTCACAAACATCAGCCAGTGCCGACTAGCGATACATGGGTATATTTGGTTCAGTACAATGCCGGGGCTGAAGGATGGAACTGCATAACAACCGACACGATTATATTCTTCTCTCAGAATTATTCTTATAAAATCATGGCACAGTCGTCTGGCCGGATCGATAGGATGAACACACCATACACAGATCTGTATTATTATCATTTGAAATCTCGATCTGGTATTGATTTAGCCATAAGTAAAGCATTGAAAGATAAGCGAACATTTAATGAAACGAGGTTTGTGAAATGGTGACAATGATTTATAATCTGTGGATATTTTTAAACATTTTGTCAACCAGGTTGAAAAGTATGTCCGTGGAAGATTTTTACAGTCTGTTAATGGAGTGTGACTATCAACAGAGATTATACGCAATTTGGTTGAGATATTATATATGAAAGGAAATATAAATGAATGCTATTCAAAAGTATATTCGGAAGAAACGTTTTGAAAAATATTTAAAGTTAAAACAAGAATTTGGATGCATCAAGCAGCCAAAAGTTTATGTTGTAGAACGAGATATCAAGAAATTGATAGCGGATAGGGGGTTCGATATTTCCTGTTTACCGGAAAGCGAATGGTCTAATATGATTGACCACTGCAAGTCAAAATTGGCATATGAGTTTGCAAAATCACTTATACCATATATGACGATCGAAGTCTTTGATTCCGAAATACGTCCGTTTACAAAGGTTGTCAGAGGAACATTGTATGTTGCTTTAGAAAGAGGAAAAAATCATGGAAAATATTTACAAAGAGGTTGATTTCGAAACCTATTGCGAAACCTGCGAGCATAAGGATTTAAAAGAAAATTTTGATCCTTGCAATAACTGTCTGGGGGAGCCTATGAATGCAAACTCGGAAAAACCTGTTTATTGGAAGGAGGCTGACAATGGTAGATAGCATTTTAATCGGTGTAGATTTTTCAAATAACGATGATATTGGCTGTTTGATTGTTGGGAGAAAAAGGATGAATCAGTCAGTAGAGATTATCAATGCGTTTCAGGGAAAAGAAGCCAAAGAACTTTACGAAAAATTGGTAACGCCGAAGAAAGGGGGTCGGAAATGAGCTTTCAATATGATCAATATTTAGATAGACATCGTGCCAATGTAAAAAGAGGATTTGACTGGCTTTCTGAAAATTTACCAGGGGTTGTTGATACAACTATCACGGCTGGATGGAATACAGAATTTGCTCATGATAAATCCAAGGATGACCCGGATGAGTATGATGCTTACGATGCTTATTTTTATGGAAATAATCGATCATATGAAGTCGTCCAGAATTATTATAGGGCATGGCTACGCCATATTCACAGAAACCCACATCATTGGCAGTATTGGGTTCTGATTCATGATGATATGGAAGATGGAGAACTCGAAACCGTATTGGAAATGCCATACGATTACGTTATCGAAATGATTTGTGATTGGTGGTCGTTTAGCTGGCAGAACGAAAATCTCTATGAGATATTCAAATGGTATGGGGAGCATTCCAAATATATGAAGTTAGCTCCCGGAACTAAAAATACAGTCGAGTATATTTTGAACATGATCAAACAGAAACTTAAGGAATTGCAGTATACGGAGGAATCATGAATAGAACGACAAAAATAAATATTTTGGCGTACGCTTCTGAGCCGGATAAAAACTTTAAATATGAAGGTGATATCGTTGACTACAAAGGAAAAAGATATTTTGTTAGTCTGGCTGAAGAACGTGTAGAATTTATCGGAATTATCAAGGAGGACAAGTAGAATATGAAAGCGATTAAAGAAAACTGGAAACTCGTATTGATTGTGGCCGCTGGAATTGTAGCGGTTATTTTTATGTATATCTTTGGAATTCAGGGAGCACAGAACAAAGCGTTTGCATTGGAGGAGCAGGTCAATACGGCTGATTCTGACATCAAAGTACAGGAGAAAAGAAGAGTCGACCTTGTCTATAATCTGGCGGATTGTGTTAAGCAGTACGATAAGCACGAGGCAGAAACACTTACAGCTATTGTAGAAGGGCGAGGAAAAACAACCAATCTTGAAAATGTAAACACTGCGATTGCTGCGGTAACTGAGGCATACCCGGAATTGAAATCCAACGAGAATTACAAAGAGCTGATGAACGAGTTATCCATTACGGAAAATTTAATATCTGGATACAGAGAAAATTATAATAAGCAGATCAAAGAATACAACCGATATATCCGAAAATTTCCGACTCGCTTATTTTTAAATCTTCTCGGATATGAGGCTCGCCACTATGAGTACCTTAATTATGACGCACCGGTGGATGCACCTCAGAACTTATTCGGGGATTGATATTATGAGAAGAAGAGGATTTGATTTTGGAGAATTTGAAATCACAAAACGTGAGATTTTAGCAAGCATATCCATAATTGCTGTTCTTCTTCTCATCGGATTTGTGATATCAGGAAAGATTTCAAACTATATTCTGGATCGAAATGAGAAATACAATAAGGCCGTTAAAATTGAAGATTCCGGTTTATTTGAGTACGGGATGAGAACAAACATCGGCGATGCGTTTATTTATGGAGACTTAATAGCTGTAGATACGGTCTCTTATCCAGAAATTGGCGGCGAGTATATGTATGTGGAAAAAATAGAAGAACACTATAATAAACATACCAGAATCGTAACAACAACCGATTCAAAAGGGAAGACGCATACCAGAACGGAAACGTATTGGTCTTGGGATTATGCTGGCAGCGAAGAGCAAAAATGCTTAGAAATTATGTTCCTGGAGCAGCGTTTCGATTCAAATAAAGTAGATCTCCCAAGTGCAGATTATATTAAAACTATAAACGAATCTTATTACGTCCGCCATAAATATTATGGTGTTAATACTCAGTATACCGGAACTATATTTACCGAACTACGCGATAAAACAATATCAGATAATTCTCCATTTTACGAAGACAGCACTATAGATGAAACGATTGATTACTTAGAAACCGGTTTTGAATTGTGGATGTTTTGGGCGATTTGGATAATTGTAATTGGATTATGCGTATTCGGTTTCTATTACATCGACAACGAATGGCTTGAAAATTGAAAGGAGAAATTTTAAATGAAACCTAATATTATTGCAGTTGATTTTGACGGAACCCTGTGTGAGAACAAATGGCCGGAAATCGGGATGCCGAACGAAGAACTTATTGAGTATCTGAAAAAAAGACAGGCGGCTGGAGAAAAGCTTATTCTCTGGACAAACAGAGTCGATGAGCGACTGGATGAAGCTGTCAAGTGGTGCGAAGAACACGGTTTGGTGTTTGATGCTGTGAATGACAATCTTCCGGAAATCGTTGAGGCTTTTGGAAGTAATTGTCGAAAGATATTTGCAAACGAGTACATAGATGACAGAAATCGCTCTATCGGTTCTTGCCGCGGAAGATCAAATCTGGAACGCTGGGCGGAGAATGAAGTTGCTATTGCGTGTCGTAGAGAAAAGCCGGACCGAAAAGACGGAGAATGGGATTACGGTTGTGCTTGCTATGAGAGTGCATTAAAAGCATTTCGCTCCCTGTGCGAGGATGGTCATTCCGGATTCAGCATTGGGCTGACTAAGGCTATTCTGAATCGTCTCATCAATAACAAACCGCTTCTTCCGATTGAGGATACAGATGACGTATGGACTGATATTTCTGACATCAGCGGCCAGAAAGGTGAAGAGGTCAACTATCAGTGTAAACGAATGAGCTCTTTATTCAAATATGTATACGCGGACGGTACCGTTAAATACAGAGATGTCGATCGCTATCACGGTGTCAATATTAACAATCCTAATGCACCTTATCACAGCGGACTGATTGATACTGTCATGGACAAGCTGTATCCGATTACTATGCCTTACATGCCGGCAGATAGAGCATATAAAGTTTATACGGAAGAATTCCTGGTAGATCCGAAAAATGGTGATTTCGATACTGTTGGAATTCTGTATGTAATTACTCCGTCACTCGAAAGAGTTGAAATCAACAGATATTTCAAAGAGGCTCCGAACGGATTTGCTGAGATTGGTGAAGCTGAGTATGAAGAACGTAAAGAAGCTGCAAAAGCTCGGATGGAGGAGACCGATGAATCGAAATAGATTTATCCAGTGTATGAAAAGCAACATCGAGTTGTCGGATAAAGAGCGGAGAAGAATCATTAGAAGAAGTGTTGAGGGCCAACCGTGGAAATTAAAGTGTACGATTGCCATGGAAGAGTTTGCGGAGCTTACTCAGGCGATCAGTAAACAGATTCGAGGGTATGATAACAGAATTGGACTTTTGGAAGAGATGGCAGATGCTTATATTTGCCTGGAATTCCTTAAGTCCATTTTTGATATTACACCGGAAGAATTGCAGAAAGCTATGGATATAAAATTACAGAGAGAAAGGAATAAACAGAGATGAGTAAAGAGATTAAAATTGCTGGGAGTATTTCATTTGGAGGAAAGCGCCTTAATGTATATGGGGATCTGGACGCTCCGCTGTTCAAGGCAAAAGATATTAGTCATGCTATCGGCTACAGCAGCGGTAACGAGTGGAGAATGCTCGAAATGTGCGAAGAGGACGAAAAGCTGAAACTACCTTTGGTAGTAGCAGGTCAGAGACGTTCCGTCAACTTTGTGACTGAGAATGGTCTGTACAACATCCTTGCTCAGAGCCGTATGGAAATTGCGAGATCCTGGAGACGTGTGGTTCATGACGAACTTATCAACATGCGTAAGGAGAAAGGTAGAAACATTGCTGAGCAGTTCGAAGAGTGGGATCACGCCATGGATAACATTTACTTCGACGAGGAAACCGGTCAGCTTATGCAGTCGGTCACGGTTCATGGTGGAGATGTTATGCAGGTTCCATATGAAGAGGATACGGACGCGTAATTTACACCGCTCTTTATGAAAGGAGTGATTTTATGAATAAAAATCCATATTGGAATACCTTTTGGAGTAATAGGGATCAGGAATTCTATTGGAGCGGAACGAAACATGGGTTCGCTTTAGGAATCGGAACCACATTACTCGCAATGTGGTATCTTAACACGGCGATTAAAATTTATAAAGATCGAACAGAAGAAAAGATTGAGTCCTAACAAGGGCTCTTTCTTTTCTTTACATATTTTTGAAAGAAGGTGAGAAGAATGTCGACGCATGATATGTACGATAAAGATATTCTGAAGCAGCTTACAAGAATGGCCAATTATCTCAAAGACTGTCGAACAAAATGATGAATCGCTAGATAAGAATCATGTCGGAAAGATAATTGATATAACTATTGAAAATAGTCCGAAATGCAATGCGTGTGAATTTAAAAACCAATGTTTCTTTGCGTATCAGTATTTAAGTAACGATTATGCATATTTCTAAAAAAAGGAGTGATGTTTATGATCAAATTAGAAGATTTTTTTAAATGCTGCCGAGGCACTCGTAGTTATCATGCGGGGTAATCACCGAGCAATGATTATTGACCCTCAATCTACATTCTGGACAGGATTTTCAAAAGAGTTTTTATCTAAAGAAATTGCTGTGATAACGGCCTATAGTAACGAGATTAGAGTTCGGTTAAAAGTGGAGGAAAAGTGTATCATGATTAAATTAGAGCATGTGGTTCTGGCTAGTCCGGAGCAGATGGAGTTTATCATTGAAGGGATGCGGAACCCTATGAATTCGTGGGAGAAGAGTGATAGCGAAATTAAGTATGAGTCATGGCATGATATGTCAGGAGGCGAATATATTCTCGGGCATAACGATCGCTCTCTTATGCAGAGATTATCCAAAACTGGTACCGACCATAGAAAGTTTATGAGAATGATGCCAGTGTATGTGAGAATTACCGCACCTTTATATTGGTGGAAAGAATTTGATACTTACAAGGTTGGGACAGTCGTTAATAGTTGTAGTACGATGCATAAAATCCAGGATAAAGAGTTTACACTGGAGGATTTCAGTTGTGAGCATCTTAATCGTATCGGAACAAGTACTTTATGGGAAATTATTGATATTTTAAATACGGCTAGAACTTTATATTTGGAAGGCGGCGAATATAGAGGTGAACATTATGATGTAAAAGACAAACAAGTTTGGTGGCAAATGATTCAGCTTCTTCCGAGTAGCTATAACCAGACACGTAATGTCATGATGAATTATGAAGTTCTGGCGAATATTTATAAGAGTCGTCGAGGACATAAGCTGGATGAGTGGGGGGATTTCTGTCATTGGATTGAATCTTTGCCGTATTCTGAGATTATTATGGCTTCATCCGGTTTAGATCTCAATTCAATTAACGCCTTACAGGGAGCGGCTAGAAATAGTAGCAAAGGTTATATTTATAAAAGAAAAACGGAGGATTAAGCAGATGAACGGGATGGTCAAAGTAAAAGATATTTTGCCGCTTGTAAAGTGGAATGACGTTCGACTTGTGTTGGGCAAAGAGGACGAAATCTGTTTGCTCAGGAAAGACTTTATTGCCGAGACCCTTTCCGACAAGATTTTAGGAATGATGGTTACCGGAATTGAGAACGACGAGGCTATTTTGGACACTGTCAATATCTATGTGTTCGGTTATAAAAAGGAGGATTAAATTTATGAATTTTACAGTTATGCAGCTTATCATTATGTTTCTTATTGGCTATGTGTGCTTATATTCTTTAGTAGATCGTATCATGAAATGCATCGAACATTGTGCTACGGCAAAAGCATATTCCAAATTTAGAGAAGCTGGTGCAATGCCTACTATGCATGATGTTTCGCTTGGAATCTCAGAGGAGAAAAACGGTGAGAAAAGACTTAATTAAAAACAAAATCTATGGAATGATATTCATTGTACTTGGAGCGTTGACAGTCCCCATTGAATGGGACGTAACGTTCTTTTTATTTGCCTTGTTTTTGGCCATTGTGCTGTTTGTAGCAAGAGAAAACTGTATTATGGATTAAGGAGGCGGCTGTATTATGGGCCGAGCTGAAAGGAGAAGGGCACAGAAGAGTGAGGTAAAAGCCAAGACAGCTACATATAACCTAACTAGAGCTCAGTTGGATGCGTTAGTACGGGAGAGAATCGATTACGAATTAAAGAAAGCCAGGGAAGATGCAATAGCTGATGCTACTATTCTCAAGTATTGATGGATTATTATTGGACAAAGTCCTATTACAAACGAATTCCAGAATTCACAGGACATGTTCTCGAATATTTTGAAAAATGGCAGAACGGAGAATTGGATATGGATGTTTTGAGAAAAGACCTTTGGGAATATGGTGGGGTCAGATTTGAGGAGGTAAAACCTAATTAGGGATGATGAGTAAGGAAGATAGAAAAAATGCAGAGGGTTACAATGATCCGACAGCTTATGAAGCGATTAAAAATGCTGAGCAGAACCAGGACAAAGATGACGCACGTTTTCATCAATTATTGAATCTGCTATTTCAGCTTTGTGAGATCGCCGATTTTCATATTGAGGGGCGGATTGTATTAAAGGACAAGAAGACGGGAAAGATTTGGAGGTGATCGCATGAAAATCTGTAAAGTGAGACCAGATCGTTCAACATGTTCTACTTGCGTTGCAACTCAGGAAATGTTTAATGCGATTGACGATTGCAGTAGGTGTAAAGCAAATGCCGATACATACGAATTGTTACAAATCGGAACCGGTTTTTGGAGCGGCGATTATGCCATGGTTCAAAAAGATGGAATCATTACCAAGGTATCATTAAGTCGAGTTTATGATGTAAAGGAGATATGATTATGACAGTAGAAGAGTTACAGAAAGCATGTGCAGCATTATCTGAAGCTTGGGTTAAGGCTATGGAACCACTGAAAAAATTGGCGGAGGCGTTGAATTCTGTTTCAGGACAAATCGAGCAGAGTGAAGAGAAAGGGAAAATTCATATCGTTTGGAAGTGTAAATCCCACAGACATTTGCCGGATTCTACGATATCTACGTACACTTATAAGCCGGTCGGAAGACGAGATTTACCATATCAGAGGAGGAATTTCTGACCGATTTCAGCTAATCTAGGTTAAAAATTTTTGTAGTAGCAGGTCAATTTTCTGCCCACTTTTGGGTTTTAGGATTTGACCAAAGCCCGGATATTTTTGACCAGAACTGAAAAATTGGTGTCGATTTGGAGAAAATTTATGAATTTTGGTCAAATTTCTGGCCATTTGCCCGGTTTTGCCCACTTTCAAAAACCCGGATTTGACCAGTAAAAACCCAGTATTTATGCGGGTTTGCGGGCTTTCTGCCCACTTTCCCACTTTTAATACAAAACTATTATGATAGAAAGTTTAAATATATATAGTAATTAGCGAATAAAAGCGGGTTTTTGACCAGAAGCAAGAAAGAGGTGATATTCACGAATATAAAGCGTAAAGTTACATGGAAAGATATTTTCAACAATTTCAAAGCGGTGTATCCTAGATTATCGAAAGATGCTAAGGATTATCGTCCGTATAATTATATGAGTATCGTGGTATACTTGGCGGATGGCACGAAGATGATCTACGATGACATGGCTAAAAGAGCAAAAATGATTGCTGCATAGAGCTACACACCGTAACAATTTGCTTTCCATTTAGGTTGCTTCATGTTATACTATAAGAGCCACACAATCTAATATTTGAAATCGCGTTCGAGGGAATAACTTTGGTAAAAAGTGTATTCTCTTTTACTCGTACCCTTGAACGGCGAAGAGATTGTGTGGCAACAATGGGAGATGCACTTTTTCGGTGCGTCTCTGAAAATTGGGGCGCACTTTTTATTTGCCCTAAATTCATGCATGAGTATGGAAGGGGTAATTATATGGGAGCTAAATCAAACAAAAATATTTCAGGAGTTATAGGAGCAATCGGAGCAGTTGGTGGATTGATCACGGCTATTACGCCCTTAGTTGAAAAAGCCATAGACAATGCTCAAAACAATTCGGTGGAAAAGAAAGATGCTAAAGTTGATATTCCTGAATTGTATCGAAAAGGTTTTCCAATAGATCTGGAACAAGCAGAAGAGTTATTGACGGAACGAGGATTAAAAGTTTCTAAAAGCAAGATTAGGATGAGCGAGGCTGATCCTAAATACCGCCATTGTGAAGATACCCAGGTTATAGATTCGAATCCAAAGCAGGGTGTTAGGGTAAAAGTTGGAACAACTGTTTGTTTGAGATACATAACTGCGGAAGTTATTGAAGAAAGTCAAAAGATATTTGATGACAGTATTCGTATTAAGCAAGAAGCTAAGGAACAAAAAGCCATAGAAAAACAGGAAAAGAAGGAACGCTTGAAAGAGGGTGTTTCAGAAACCGTAAATTCTGCTAAGAGTGAAATTGGAAAGATATTTAAGAAAGAACGAAAGAATGCAGAAATTGAGAAAGGAGAAGAAACAGATGAGTAAAGGCGGAAAGAAAAAACGTAGTACAGCCGGTTTGATTCTTGATGTCATTTTGACATTATGCACAGGGGGACTGTGGCTGATTTGGATATTGATCCGATATTTGAGAAACAACAGCTGATAACTACATATTTTGACAGAGATGCTTAATCGTGTCTCTGTCTTTTTTTATGCTCTTTTTTGCACGCGAAAAAAACATTCCCTTTTATGAAGAGAGAGGATAAATAGGCATTTTATTAAATGTCGCATTCTCTTTTGCATTTTATAAAAAATAAAGGGGGTTCTATTTATGTTGGAAAATAAGTTCCAGGCAAATCTGATTAAAGAACTGAAAGCAAGATTTCCAGGTTGTATTGTTATGAAAAACGACCCGACTTATATTCAGGGAATTCCAGATTTACTTGTTCTTCATAAAGATAAATGGGCTTCCTTAGAATGTAAAAAAAGTGTGAATGCAAAGAAGCAGCCGAATCAAGAATATTACGTGGATCGTATGAATCAGATGTCATTTTCAAGATTCATATGTCCGGAAAATAAAGAGGAGGTACTGGATGAACTTCAACAATCATTCGAACCTTGAAGGACAACACGCCTTTCTGGGTGCCAGTAAATATCACTGGATAAATTATGGCGAAGATAAAGTTGCAGAAGCATATAGAAATTTTCTCGCCACTCAAAAAGGAACCATGCTTCATGCGTTTGCAGCACAATGTATAACACTTGGACAGAAACTTCCGAAATCTCAGAAAACATTAAACATGTATGTGAATGATGCAATAGGTTTTAAAATGACATCGGAACAGATTCTGTATTATTCGGATAATTGTTTTGGAACGGCTGATGCAATTTTGTTTCGGAATAACTTTTTGAGAATTCACGATTTAAAGACCGGAAAAATTCCGGCACACATGGAGCAGCTTGAAATTTACGCGGCTCTTTTTTGTTTGGAGTATAGAGTTAAGCCTGGAGATATCGAAATGGAATTGAGAATTTATCAAAATAATGAAATTCTCTACCACAATCCAACGGCAGAAGACATCGCTCCGATTATGGACAGAATTATTACTTTTGATAAAGTAATCAAAAAAATCAAAGAACAGGAGGGGTAATCGATGAATCCTATTGTGGAAGATATTTTAATGCATTATGGTATGCCACGACGTTCTGGACGTTACCCTTATGGTTCTGGAGAAAATCCATACCAGCATAGCGGTGACTTTCTGAGCAGAGTTCAGGAATTAAAAAAATCCGGAATGAGCGAGACTGATATCGCTAAAAATATGGGTTTGACAACAACTCAGCTCCGAACTCAGATGAGCCTTGCTAAAGATGAACGAAGAGCACTTCAGGTTGCAACCGCAAAGGGCCTTCGCGAAAAAGGTTATAGTTTAAATGAAATAGCAGCGAAGATGGGATTCTCAAACGATTCTTCTGTTCGTTCATTGCTTAATGAGTCTTCCGAAACAAGGATGAATCAGGCGAAAGCAACAGCTGACATTTTGAGAAAGCTGATCGAAGAAAAAGGAATGATCGACGTTGGAACCGGTGTTGAGCGTGAATTAGGCGTTTCAAAAGAGAAACTTAATCAGGCGCTCTATATGCTTGAGTTGGAAGGATATCCGATTTATGGCGGAGGTGTTCCACAGGTTACGAATCCTGGTAAGCAGACCAACATCAAAGTTATTTGTCCTCCCGGAACAGAGCATAAAGATATCTACGATTTCGAAAATGTGCATTCTGTAAAAGATTACATTTCGTATGATAACGGCGAATCATTCAGAAAAGCGTTCGAATATCCGGCTAGCATGGACTCAAAACGTCTTCAAATCAGATATGCTGATCAAGGAGGCGTTGATAAGGATGGTGTCATTGAACTTCGAAGAGGTGTCAAAGATTTGTCTTTGGGCGATTCTCATTATGCTCAGGTTAGAATTATGGTCGATGGCACGCACTATCTTAAAGGTATGGCTGTTTACTCCGATAACATGCCGGATGGTGTGGATGTGATTTTCAACACCAATAAGAAATCTGGTACACCGACCAAAGACGTTCTTAAGAAAATCAAAGATGATCCGGATAATCCATTTGGCTCTCTGATTAAGGAACATGGCGGACAAAGTTACTATGACGATCCTAAAGGAAAATACACAGATCCGGTAACTGGAAAGAAGCAGTCTCTTTCTTTGATCAATAAGAGAGCCGAAGAAGGAGATTGGGGCGAGTGGAGTAAAACACTTCCTTCCCAGTTCCTTTCCAAACAAAGCCTTACGCTTATTAAAAAACAGCTCGGTTTGGCAAAAGCTGATAAACAGTCCGAATATGATGAAATTTGTTGATTAACTAATCCAACTGTTAAGAAAGCGTTGTTAAAATCTTTTGCTGACGATTGCGATGCCGCAGCTGTGCATTTACAGGCAGCAGCGTTACCTCGGCAGAGATATCAGGTAATTCTTCCGCTGACAACGATTAAGGACAACGAAGTGTATGCTCCTAACTATAAAGATGGAGAAACTGTTGCCCTCATTCGTTATCCTCATGGAGGAACTTTTGAAATCCCGATTCTTAGAGTAAACAATAAATTAGCTGAGGGAAAGAGCATTCTTGGAAACACACCAGCAGATGCGATCGGTATTAACAAAAAGAATGCAGATCGATTGTCAGGAGCAGACTTTGACGGCGATACCGTTATGGTGATCCCATGTAACTCATCAAAGAGTAAAGTAAAGATTACTTCTACATCTCCATTAAAGGGATTGGAAGGATTTGACACCAAAGATGCTTATGGAGGAACTGTTAAGAAAGATGCTGATGGTGTAGATCATTATTATCGCAATGGCAAAGAGTATAAGATTATGAGAAACACCCAGACAGAAATGGGTAAAGTATCAAATCTGATTACTGACATGACATTAAAAGGTGCTACACAGGATGAGTTGGCTCGGGCCGTTCGACATAGTATGGTTGTAATCGATGCTGAGAAACATAAGCTCGATTATAAGCAGAGTGAAATCGATAATGGAATCGCTTCTTTGAAGAAAAAGTATCAGGGAAATGTGGATTCCGAAGGCCGCTATCATGAAGGAGCATCAACGCTGATCTCGAGAGCCAAATCAGAGACTCAGGTTCTCAAGAGAAAAGGATCGCCAACAATAAATGAAGATGGTTCTCTTTCGTATAAGTCTGTTAAGGAAGAATACGTTGATAAGAATGGAAAAATTCAGGTGAGAACCCAGAAGAGTACAAAAATGGCAGAAACGAAAGATGCCCGTACTCTTTCTTCAGGTACCCCCCAGGAAGAAGCTTATGCTGATTATGCTAATGCTATGAAGTCTTTAGCGAACCAGGCTCGTAGAGAGATGATGAGTACAGGAAAAATTGCATACTCCGCTTCTGCTAAGACTACTTATTCTGAAGAAGTAAAGTCTTTAAATGCTAAATTGGATTTGGCTTTAGCGAATGCTCCTAGAGAAAGACAAGCTCAGACAATGGCTAATGCTACAGTTGCCGCTAAAAAGAAAGACAATCCTGATATGACAAAAGCAGAAGTTAAGAAAGCAAGTCAGCAGGCGTTGGCACAGGCAAGAAGTTCTGTAGGAGCTAAAAGAAGTAATATTGAGATTACAGATAAGGAGTGGGAAGCTATTCAGGCCGGAGCAATTTCTGAGAATAAACTCACACAAATTCTGAACAACACGAATACCGATACAATTCGTCAAAGAGCAACCCCCCGTGCAAGCACATCGCTGAGCACAGCGAAACAGAATCGTATTGCAGCACTTAGTGCATCTGGTTACAGCACTTCGGAGATTGCTGAGGCTCTTGGGGTTTCTTCTTCGACAGTATCCAAATACCTTAATGGAAAGGAGTGAACTAAGTAAGATGAGATTTGCACTCACAACTTTTGATAATCCTTATGATCCATTCGAACAGTTCACTCAATGGTTCATGTTCGATGAGGAAAAAGGTTATCACACAACAGCTTATCTTGGTCGCATTGCAAGAACATCCGATCAGTTATCAGATGAAGAGAACAATCGCGAAGTTGAAAGAGCTATTGATGAGATAATTCGTTTCGATTTCCAGAACATCTATCGAAAGGTTACACGAAAATCAGAAACAAAAGAAAAAGTTTCTTGAAAATGAATTTTATCGGCAAACAAAAGCCGAAAACCGTTACCAGATAAGCAAAATGGGGTATAGGGGGGTGTCTAAAAAACATACCCCCACCCATATCGCGGCGGTCTTTTAAATTTCCCCGGAGGGTGTTTTTGGAGAGCCTTTTACGGTTCCAGTATTTACAAGGGTCTATGATTCATGATATTTGCGGTGATTTCTGTGGGATCATCTCAGAGTTTGTTCTCCTTTCGTTGAGTAGCATTATCGTGATTTGTAGGTCCTTTTAAATACTGGAAAAGTGTTAATAAAGTAATAAGTAATAGATAAACAACTTATCGAAAGGAGGCATCAACTTTGAGGAAAGTAAAGCAATCAGAGTCTTCTAGGATGATGCGTCCAGCATTAACACCAGAAGCAAGAGAAAATCAGCTTGTTTCTCTGGCTGTTGATTTAGCAGAAAAGCAGTTGCGAGAGGGGACAGCATCATCGCAGGTGATTACTCACTATTTAAAGCTTGGTTCCACAAAGGAAAAAATCGAAAAAGAGATTTTAGAGAAGCAAAAAGAACTGATAGAAGCAAAAACTCAAAATCTGAAATCCATTGAAAATTCAGAAAAGCTTTATGCAGATGCATTAAAAGCGTTTCGTGGTTATAGTGGTCATGGGGATGAGGTGGACGATGCGTAAATGCTATTCAGAACTATCACAGCTTTTAACTTTTAAAGAACGATACGAATATCTTCGATTGGATGGAGTAGTTGGAGAAGAAACATTCGGATTTGATCGATATCTTAATCAGATATTTTACAATTCTAAAGAATGGAAGGATATTCGGAGAAAAATCATCATTCGAGATAACGGATGCGATCTTGGGGTGGACGGTTACGAGATTCATGGAAAGATTCTTATTCATCATATGAATCCAATAAGGCAGCAGGACATACTGTTGCGAACTGATCTGGTCCTTAACCCAGAGTATTTAATCACGACAACTCTGTCAACTCACAATGCTATACATTATGGAGATGAGAAACTACTTTTAACAGTTCCGAATGAACGACAAAAAAATGACACCTGCCCATGGCGGCATTAGGAGGGAATTAACATGGATGAAAATAAAAAGCCACTTACTGGGGTGGTGGTAAATTGTATGAATTTGAATATTCGCAAAGATCCGACGCAGACATCCAGATCATTAGGAATCATCGGCTCGGATACAGTTGTAACAATTTGCGATGATAAGTCTATTTCCGGTTTTTATAAAGTCAAGACCGGAGATGGAATCAGCGGGTATTGCATGAGCGAGTTTATAAAACTCTGCTAGATGGAGGTGCGATCATGAATATTACAGATAGTGTACTGACATCAATCAAGAAATTACTCGGAATCGCAGAGGAGTATGAACATTTCGATGCGGATTTGATCATGCACATCAATTCTGTGTTCTCGATTCTTACACAGCTTGGTGTCGGTCCGTCAAAAGGTTTCATGATCGAAGATAAGAATGCAACATGGAAAGATTTCATTTCTGATGAATATAAATACATGCTTGTCAAATCTTATATGCATTTGAAGGTCAAACTTCTTTTCGATCCGCCGATTAGTTCGGCAGTATTAGAGTGTTATAAAACACAAATCAGCGAGTATGAATGGCGTCTAAATGTTGCTGCGGAAAACGATGACACCGATCCGGATGAGCCTGAGCGTTATTCTGGATCGTACGAAGTTACACCAAAGGCCCATCAGACTCAAACTTTGGATACATCTGGAAAAGTTCTTAGTGAGGACCTTGTTATTCACGAAGTTCCGTATTACCAGACGTCAAACAGTAGCGGTGGTGTTACCAGCTACATCGCAAAGGAGGGAGATTCAAAATGAATAACACCTATTTAGCACATCATGGAATTCTTGGAATGAAATGGGGAGTTCGAAGGCCCGAGGCACAGCTTGATAGAGCCAGGGGGCATTCCCCCAAGTCTTCTGATGATAAGAATGATGTATCAGCACGCAAGGCTGCCGTTAAGAATCGGCGAACAATGTCCGATGCTGATTTGAAGAAGAGGATTGAGAGACTTAAATTGGAACGTGAGTTCAAGAATCTTACTGAAGATGACATCGCACCTGGTAGAAAGTATGTTTCAGAAATTCTTTCTGCGTCGGGAAAGAAAGCGTTGACTATGGCCGCGGCCGGCGCAATGACCTATGCCGTTAAGACCGCAATGACAAAGGAATTCAACATTAAAGAGGCTGCACAGTATATCGCTGCAAACCCGAATAAAAAGAAGTAGGAGAATAAAATAATGGCGTTATCGAACACTGCCGTCCCGAAATACTACGGCATGTTTCGTGATGCCGTAATTCGTGGCGAAATTCCGGTATGTAGAGAGATCGAGATGGAAATGAATCGAATCGATGACCTCATCGCAAATCCGGGAATTTATTACGACGATCAAGCGGTAGAGGGCTTTATCAGCTATTGTGAGAATGAGCTTACTTTAACTGACGGTTCAGATTTGAAGCTGCTTGATACATTTAAGGTTTGGGCTGAGCAGATTTTCGGTTGGTACTATTTCGTTGAGAGAAGTGTATATGAGCCATATGAAGATGGACATGGAGGGCATTACGTCACGAAGTCTATTCGAAAAAGGTTGGTTAATAAGCAATATCTCATAGTGGCCAGAGGTGCTGCAAAGTCAATGTATGGTTCATGCTTGCAGAATTTCTTCTTAAATGTGGAGGTCACAACGACGCATCAGATAACCACAGCTCCTACGATGAAGCAGGCAGAAGAGGTATTGTCACCGATTCGAACAGCTATTACCAGATCAAGAGGACCTTTCTATAAGTTCCTAACAGAAGGATCATTGCAGAATACTACCGGATCGAAAGCAAATCGAATGAAATTGGCATCCACCAAGAAAGGAATTGAAAATTTCCTTACTGGATCGCTTCTCGAAATTCGACCAATGCGAATCGACAAGCTTCAGGGTCTTCAGCTTAAAGTAGCGACAGTGGATGAGTGGCTTTCTGGCGACATTCGAGAAGATGTAATCGGAGCGATCGAACAGGGCGCATCTAAGGTAAATGACTATCTCATTGTTGCGATCAGTTCAGAGGGTACTGTTCGTAATGGTGCCGGTGATACCATCAAAATGGAATTGATGGACATTCTTAAAGGAGACTATGTCAATCCTCATGTATCCATTTGGTGGTATAAACTTGATTCCATAGATGAAGTTGCCGACCCGGACAAGTGGTTGAAAGCAAATCCTAATTTAGGAAAAACTGTTTCTTATGAAACCTATCAGCTCGATGTCGAAAGAGCGGAAAAAGCACCGGCCGCCAGAAATGATATTTTGGCAAAACGATTTGGGCTTCCTATGGAAGGATATACATATTACTTTACATATGAAGAAACGCTCCCGCATCGTCATAGAGATTATTGGCAAATGCCGTGTTCACTAGGAGCGGATTTATCTCAAGGTGACGATTTCTGTGCATTTACATTTCTGTTTCCGTTATCCAATGGTTCGTTCGGTGTTAAAACGAGAAACTATATTTCTTCATTAACTCTTATGAAACTCCCAGCAGCAATGAGAATCAAATACGATCAATTCATGAAAGAGGGAAGTCTTATTGTTTTAGAGGGAACTGTTCTCGACATGATGGAAGTATATGAGGATCTTGATAATCATATTGTTGAATGCGGTTATGATGTTCGCTGCTTTGGATACGACCCATATAATGCTAAAGAATTTGTTGAGCGTTGGGCTAATGAAAACGGACCATTTGGAATTGAAAAAGTTATTCAGGGTGCCAAAACTGAATCAGTTCCATTAGGAGAGTTAAAGAAACTGTCCGAAGAAAGGATGCTCCTTTTCGATGAGGATTTGATGACATTTGCAATGGGAAACTGTATCACTTTAGAAGATACTAACGGAAACCGTAAATTGCTGAAAAAGAGATATGAACAAAAGATAGATGCAGTTGCTGCGATGATGGATGCATATATCGCGTTCAAAGCAAACCGGGAAGCATTTGAATAGTGTTAGAATGAAAGCTATTAAAGCTCTCTTATCATAAAGAGGTCTTTTTTTTTGACCATTTAGGAGGTGATTATTCAAAATGGGTTTATCATTAAGTTCCATCGTTAAAAACGTTTGGAACGTTTTTTCTAATCGATCTCCGACTGGGGAATATAAAGATATTGGTTCTGGGTATTCATACCGTCCGGATCGTTTTCGACTTACTAGGGGAAATGAAAGGTCAATCGTTACCTCAGTATATAACAGAATCGCTTTAGATGTAGCCGCCATCAACATTCAGCATGTCAAGTTGGATGATGAAGGGCGGTTTTTAAGTGTTGTAAAAAGCGGTTTGAATGACTGTTTGTCAATCGAAGCCAACTTGGATCAAACTGGTCGAGCATTCATTCAGGATGTTGTTATGTCCATGATGGATGAGGGGTGTGTTGCTATCGTTCCTGTTGATACAGATGACGATCCTGACGACACAACTGGGTATCAAATCCTTTCGATGCGTGTTGGGCGTATTAAAGATTGGTATCCAAAACACGTTCGGGTAGAGGTTTATAACGAAAATACAGGACGCAAACAAGAAATAATCGTTCCGAAATACACAGTTTCAATCGTAGAAAATCCGTTGTATGCAGTAATCAATGAGCCTAACTCTACCATGCAGCGGCTTGTACGAAAACTGAATTTATTGGATGCAGTTGATGAACAGAGTAGTTCTGGAAAATTGGATTTAATTATTCAGTTACCTTATGTAATCAAATCGGAAGCAAGACGTCAGCAGGCAGAGCAACGACGTAGAGATATTGAGAAGCAGTTGTCCGGTTCCAAGTATGGTATTGCTTATACTGATGGAACTGAAAGAATCACACAGTTGAATCGTTCTTTGGAAAATAATCTAATGAAGCAGATTGAATACTTAACGAGTATGCTTTACAGCCAGTTAGGAATCACTCAGAGCATCTTGGATGGTACCGCAGACGAGAAGACTATGCTGAATTATTACAATCGGACAATCGAACCCATTATTTCTGCAATCGTCGATGAGATGAAACGAAAATTCCTGACGAAGACTGCTAGATCTCAGAACAAGTCAATCATGTTCTTCAGAGATCCATTTAAACTTGTGCCAGTAGCGGATCTTGCTGAAATTTCTGATAAATTTACCAGAAATGAAATTGCTACTTCAAATGAAATTAGACAGGTGATTGGTTGGAAACCATCTACTGATCCTAAGGCTGATGAATTGAGAAATAGCAACTTAAGTGAACCTAATGCTGGCGGTTCTGTATCGGATACCACAAATAGTGATGAAACTGAATCCAGCGACACCAGTGCTTATGATTCCCTGGTCAATGAGGTGCTTGATAGCATTTCTGCACAGATTGATGACATCATTGGTAATTATACGTCTGACGGCGATGAGGAGGATGATTCTTAATGGACGAACCTAAAGTTGCAGTTCTTAGACATTATGCATCGCCCTATTACGACCCTCAGAAAGCTCATGAGTATTATATGCGTACCAGAGAACTAAAGGGGCGTTCTACTACATCACTGAATGATGAGGGAAAGAAGATTTGGTCTTATACAAAAAATAACATCAAATCTGAAAAGACTGCAAAGGTCAAAGAAGAGCAGGAGAAGCGAGATCAAAAGATTACGGAACTTCGTGCAAAAGCGGATGCTACGAAAGAACAGATATCTTCTCGATTGAAAGAATTGAATGAAGCTTTAACTAAAAATGCTTCTGACAAAAAGAAGAGCATTGATACTGATAAAGATTCTGAGTTGGAAGATATTGAGAAAGAGTCGTCAAGCGAAAAGGAACGAATCGATAATAAAAAGAACGCAGAAATTGAGCGTTTGATGGCGATAGAAATTCCGTCCGGGTTATCAAAAGCAGAGCGGGCTAAGCGCGTAGCAGAAAGAACCGAAAAGATCGCAAAGCTTAGAACCGATGCAAAGTCAGATAAAGCCAAAATCAGTAGCGATGCAAAATCTGACAAAGCCGGTGTTCGAACCGATGCAACCAATAAGAAAGCAAAAGTATCATCCGACACAAAAGAAGAAAAAGCAGAGAATCAAGCTAATGCCAAGAGTGAGCGAGCAAAAGTTAGCTCTGAGCTGAAAGCAGCGATTAAATCGGTCAGAGAGGCTTATAAAGCAGCGAAAGCTGACCTCGATTCCCGATATGAACAAACGTATCAGGACGAATTCGATAAAATTCGATCGGAGTATAAGAAAGTTAAGAAATCTAAGAAAAAGTCTTCCAGTTCATCAAAGAAGACATCCCATCCGTTATCGTATTACATCAGAAAGAAGTAGGAGGTAAAAATCAAAATGAAGTATGACTTTGGTGGCTGGGCCACTAGAAACGATCTTCAGTGTGCTGATGGGCGAGTCATTAAAAAAGACGCATTCAAAGCACAGAACGGGCAGACAGTCCCGTTAGTATGGATGCATAACCATACTGATCCGGCAAACGTTCTCGGATTAGCACATCTCGAAAATAGAGATGAGGGCGTTTATGCATATTGCGAATTCAATAATAACGAATCTGGAAAGACTGCTCGTGAGCTTGTAAAACATGGCGACGTGCGGTCTTTATCTATCTTCGCTAATCAGTTGACGCAGACTGGCTCCGATGTTCTCCACGGAATCATCAGAGAGGTGAGTATTGTTCTGGCCGGAGCCAATCCGGGTGCATTCATCGATGATGTTGTAGCACATGGCGATGGCGAATCCGGAATGGTCATCGGGTATGACGAAATGATTATGGGCTATCTGGAGCATTCCGCAGATGAGTCAGAAGAGAAAGATGAGAAAGATAAAGGTGCCACAGATGGAGAAACTGATGAAAAAGATGAGAAAGTTGAGACCATCGAAGACATCTTTAAATCCATGAACGATAAACAGCAGACGGCTGTCTTCGCCATGATGGCCGAGTTCGCGGATAAAGAAGAGTCTAAAAAAGATAATGATAAATCTAAAGGAGGAGATGACGATATGAAACACAATGTTTTTGACAACGACAAGCATGATAACAAGAGCTTCCTGTCTCACGCAGCTCAGGAGGAAATTCTTAAACTGGCAAAAACCAGCCAGGTTGGAACGTTCCAGAATGCGTTGGAAATCTACGCGAATGATAATGCGCTTCAGCACGACGCTCTTGCCAGCGGCTTTGTTCAGACCGGAGAGGGCAATGTAACACTTCTGTTCCCGGAGTACAAAGATGTACGTCCTGGAGCACCGGAGCTCGTTACCAGTGATCAGGGTTGGATTACGACTGTAATGAACAAAGTTCATAAGAGTCCTATTTCCAGAATCAGAACCAGCCAGGTTGATATTCGAAACATCGAGGGACTCAGAGCAAAAGGATATACCAAGGGGAAGAAAAAGGGACAGACCGGCAACTTCAAGCTTGTTCGTAGAACCACTGATCCGCAGACTGTATTCGTAAAGAGTGCACTTCATAGAGATGATATCATCGATATTACAGATTTCGATTACGTAGCATATCTTTACAACATTGATCGTTTGCAGCTGAACGAAGAACTGGCTACTGCAATCATGCTTGGCGATGGTCGTGATGATGGCGATGAAGGAAAGATCTTCCCGGATCACATCAGACCGATTTGGCTGGATGACGACCTGTATACCATCCATGTAGATCTGGATGTGGCAGCAGCAAAGAAAGAACTTCAGGGAACAAACACGTCTGCAAACTTCGGTGAAAACTATATCATCGCAGAGGCCATGATCAATACAGTTCTGTATGCAAGAGAGGACTATAAGGGTACCGGTACTCCGGATCTGTTCATTATTCCTCATATGCTGAACCAGATGCTCCTGGCAAGAGACATCAACGGAAGACGTATTTACTCTTCCAAGGCAGAACTTGCTACTGCACTGAATGTCGGTAGCATCAATACTGCGGAGCAGTTCGAGGGTAAGACCAGAACCACTTCCGACAACAAAAAGAAGAAGCTGGTTGCCATCATCGCAAATCTGGCTGATTACTCCCTCGGTGCAACCAAGGGTGGAGAGGTTACTCACTTCACACAGTTTGATATCGACTTCAATCAGGAAAAGTCCCTGCTTGAGACCAGATGCTCCGGCGCTCTTACTCGCGTATATTCTGCAATCGCGATCGAAGAGGATGTAACAACCGCATCTTCCGTTTCCGAGGATCACGCAGCCTAAGTCTTAAAGGAGAAAATTCAAAATGAGTAAATTCTACGGATCAATCGGCTATGCCGTAACAGAGGAGATCCGACCTGGTGTCTGTGGGGAGAAGATTACTGTTCGTAATTACTACGGAGATATTATTCGGAATACTCGACAGTATCAGAGTTCGGACAACCTTAACGACAACCTCAATGTGTCGAATGAGTTTAGCATCGTAGCCGATCCGTTTGCTTATGCGAATTTTCATTCGATGAGGTTTATCGAGTATATGGGGGCTAAATGGAAAATTTCAAATGTTGAAGTTCAGTATCCCCGTTTAATATTGACCGTTGGAGGTGTTTACAATGAGCAGAAGACTGAAACTGCATAATATTCTATGCACCATTCTCTCATGTCCTGTCCAAGGACCAGAGTGTCGTGCTTATTTTCAACCACCGTCATCGGTAAAAATGAAATACCCCGCCATCGTTTACGCTCTCGACGATATCGAGAATACGTTTGCGAATGACGGGGTTTATTTGTCTGCGAGAAAGTATTCGGTAACAGTCATCGACAGCGATCCGGATAGTTCTCTTGTTAGCAAGGTAGCATCTATGCAGACAAGTCGATTCAATCGGCATTATACGAAAGACAACTTAAATCATGATGTCTTTGAAATATTCTTTTAAGGAGGACAAATTCTATGAAAAAGAAACTCGTTTGGGACAAGACTGGCGAACGTCTGTATGAGACCGGTGTTAGCCAGGGTGTCCTTTACCCGATTCAGACCGGCGGCGTATATAACTCTGGTACCGCGTGGAACGGTCTTAGCACCGTAACAGAGAGCCCGTCCGGAGCAGAACCCAGCGCAATTTATGCAGATAACATCAAGTATCTGAACCTTATGTCCGCAGAGGAATTTGGCGGCACAATCGAAGCTTATATGGCACCGGATGTGTTCGCAGAGTGCGACGGTTCCAAAGAGATCGCTCCTGGAGTGTTTGCAGGACAGCAGAACCGTAAGATGTTCGGTTTATCTTACAAGACGCTTCTCGGTAACGATGTTGAATCCAACGATTACGGCTATAAGCTTCATCTCGTTTATGGTTGCTTGGCTTCTCCTTCCGAGAAGGGTTATTCCACTGTAAATGACAGTCCGGAAGCTATTACCTTATCCTGGGAGTTCAGCACCACACCAGTCGAGATTGCAACCTTAATCGACGGAAAGAAGCTGAAGCCTACTTCTATTCTTACCTTCGATTCAACCAAGGTCGATGCTAAGAAACTGGCTGCGCTTGAAGAGATCCTGTATGGTAAAGACCCTTCTTCTGCCGAAGCAGATGATGGTGTTGAACCGAGACTTCCGCTTCCGGATGAAGTAATTAAGATCATGACCGCAGAAGGCTAATCAGAAATAATACACAAACCACAGATGGAGTCGTATTCAGGAAAGCTGGCGACTCCTTTTTATTTGAAAGGAGAACAAAATTATGTATGCAGTAACAAAGACTTATAAAGATTTTAACGGTGTTGAGCGCACAGAAACAAAGCTGTTTAACCTTACTGAAACCGAGGTTATGGAGATGGAATTAGGTACAGCTGGTGGAGTTGCTGAGATGCTTCAGCGCATCGTAGATGCAAAAGATCAGCCGACCATTATCAAGTTCTTTAAGGAATTTATCTTAAAGGCATATGGAGAGAAGAGTGCTGACGGTACATATTTCGAGAAGTCCGAAGAGATTTCCAGAAAGTTTGCCTGCACTCAGTTCTACAATCTTCTGTTTATGGAACTGGCTACAGATGACAGCAAAGCCGCTGAATTTGTAAACCATGTAATTCCGAAAGTTGTAGATATCAAGAAGCATTCGGAAAATCCGGAGATTGCTCCTGTGGTTGCCACCATGAACTAAAGAGGTGAGATCGAATGCTTGAACTTACGATACCAAGAACTGATCTGTGGGATGAGCGGAATCAGCGATTTATCCCTGTAAAGGAACAGAAGTTGCGTTTGGAGCATTCGCTCGTTTCACTTTCAAAATGGGAAAGTAAATGGTGCAAAGTCTTCTTAACTAAAGAGCAGAAGACCATTGAAGAAACCATTGATTATATACGCTGTATGACACTCACACAGAATGTCGACCCGCTGGTCTATCAATGCATTACCAATTCTCACATTGATGCGGTAAATGCCTATATTGAAGCGCCTATGACGGCTTCGACTGTTAAGGAAGAAAAAGGTGGTCCAATGAACAGGCAGCAGATAACCAGTGAGCTTATCTATTACTGGATGACTGCGTATCACATTCCGTTTGAGTGTCAGAAATGGCATTTGAATCGTTTGTTAATGCTTATCCGGATTTGCAATGCGGAAAATAAGCCCCCGAAGAAGAGGAGCAAACGAGATTTATACAGACATCACGCGGAAGTAAACGCCGCAAACAAAAAGAAATTTAATTCGAAAGGATAGTGATTAAAATGGCGAAATCAAGGCAGGCCGTTGTAAATCTTGTCAAATCCTGGGAAGGAAAGAAAGAATCGAACGGTTCACACAAAAGTATTATCGATTTGTATAACGACTTCTTTGAGAAGATCTGCGCTGGCAAATTTCCTCGTGGCATTCGTATGCGCTATGACTGGGCTTGGTGCGCTTGTACCTGGTCTGCATTAGCGGCAGCTCTCCGATATGAGAGCATTATGCCTATGGAAATTTCCTGCTATTACCTCATCGAAGCAGCAAAGAAAATGGGATGTTGGCAGGAGAATGATTCTTATGTTCCGAGTCCTGGAGATGCGATTTTGTATGACTGGCAGGATAACGGAATCGGTGACAACACGGGCAATCCGGATCATGTCGGTACCGTAATCGAGGTACATAAGGAATCCGGTTACATGGTTATCGAAGAGGGCAACTACAGTAATGCGGTCAAGAAGAGAACGCTGTCTATTAACGGAAAATTTATCCGCGGCTTCATCACACCAAAGTACGACGACAATACTGTTGCCGCTCCTGGATTAAGCAAGGGTAAAGACATCAAAACCATCGCTCATGAGGTTATCGTTGGACTGTGGGGAAGCGGCGAGAATCGTAAGAAATTGCTTACTGAGTACGGATACAGCTACTCTGAAGTTCAGAACATGGTTAATCAGATTCTGAATGGATCGGCGGTAACACCGTCCAACACCAAACATGATCAGAACCAGTCAGTTTCAAAGAAAGTGGTGGCTACCTGTTCTGCCAAGCAGTTTAACAAAACCTATGCTGGTGAATATAAAACAACGGCAGTTCTTTATTGCCGTAATGATGCCGGAACCAATAAGAAAGCTATTTGTAAAATCCCGGCTGGCACTAAGGTTAAATGCTATGGCTACTATACGATGGCAAACGGAGTTAAGTGGCTGTACATCCAGTTTGTACTTGATGGCGTGCAGTATACTGGCTTCTCATCCAGTGCTTACTTAGCAAAGTAGGAGATTCATATGATCACGTTCAGACAAAAGGGTGATTTTTCTAAGCTGACTCGATTCCTAGAGCGAGCAAAGGAATCAGTTCGTCTCGGTGACCTCGATAAGTATGGTCGAGAGGGCGTAGCCGCCCTTGCGTCTGCAACACCAGTTGATACAGGACGGACAGCAAATTCGTGGCACTACAAGATCGAGCAGAAGCAAGGTTCCGTATCGATCAGTTTTTACAACACAAATATTCAAAATGGAGTCCCTATTGCAGTTATTTTGCAGTACGGACATGCAACAAGAAACGGCGGCTGGGGACAGGGGCGAGACTACATCAATCCTGCTATCCAGCCTATTTTTGACAAAATTGCAGATGCGGCATGGAAGGAGGTTACTAAGCTATGAGTACAACTGTTGACGAACGTGTCGTCGAAATGCGGTTTGATAACAAGCAGTTTGAGCAGAATATTCAGACCAGTTTATCAAGCCTCGATAAGTTGAAGAAGAGTCTTAACCTCGAAGGGGCAGCAAAAGGCTTAGAAACCGTAAATGATGCCGCAAATAAATGCAGTGGAAATATGTCACCGCTTAGCAATGCAGTTGAGACTGTACGAGTGCGATTTTCCGCATTGGAAGTAATGGCAATTACCGCTTTACAGAACATTACCAATTCTGCACTTGCTGCTGGGAAAAATCTGGTCTCTGCTTTTACAATCGATCCGATTAAATCCGGTTTCGAGGAGTATGAGACCCAGATCAATGCCGTTCAGACAATCCTTGCAAATACCTCTTCAAAAGGAACTACTCTCGACCAGGTAAATAATGCGTTAGATGAATTAAACCATTACGCAGATATGACCATTTACAATTTTACGGAAATGACCCGTAACATTGGTACGTTCACCGCGGCTGGCGTGGATCTGGACACATCTGTAGCAGCTATCAAGGGTATTGCGAACCTTGCTGCTGTTTCAGGTTCCAACTCTCAGCAGGCAAGTACCGCTATGTATCAGCTTTCACAGGCATTAGCGGCAGGAACAGTAAAATTGCAGGACTGGAATTCAGTCGTAAACGCTGGTATGGGTGGTCAGGTATTCCAGGATGCACTGAAAGAAACGGCTAAAGTTCATGGAATTGCTATTGATGAAATGATTAAAGATGAGGGCTCATTCAGAGAGACCCTTAGTAAAGGATGGCTTACTTCTGACATCTTGACTGAAACCTTGGCAAAATTTACAGGTGATCTCAACGAAGATCAGCTTCGGACCATGGGGTATACCGATGACCAGATCAAATCCATTATGGAGATGGGTAAAACGGCGAACGATGCGGCAACAAAAGTAAAGACTTTTACTCAGCTGTTCGATACGTTGAAAGAGGCTGCCCAGTCCGGATGGACACAAAGCTGGGAAATTATCGTCGGCGACTTTGAGGAGGCGAAAGAATTACTTACCGAGGTGAGCGATACGTTCAGTGCCGTAATCAACGCTTCTGCCGACGCAAGAAATAAAATGCTTCAGGATTGGAAAGACCTTGGCGGTCGTACCATGATGATTGAAGCAGTAAAGAATGTATTCGAGGGACTGGTTAGCGTTGCCAAGCCGGTTCGGGAGGCATTCAACGAAATCTTTCCGCCAATGACTGGAAAACAGTTAGCTGAAATCACAGAGCGTATCCGTGATCTGACAGCAAAATTCAAAATGGGGGAAGAAAGTTCAAAGAATCTGAAGAATACGTTTAAAGGCGTATTTGCAGTGCTTGATATCGTCGGACAAGCTTTCAAAGCTGTTGCCGGTGGTATCGGCGAATTGATTGGTCTTTTCTTACCGGCTGGAAACGGAGTGTTATCACTTACTGGAAATTTCGGTGAGTATCTTGTTAAGCTTGATGAAACGGTAAAGAAGACAGATGTCTTTGGCAAAGCAGTTTCGACGGTTGTTGATATCGTAAAGACAGCTATTATGTTTGTTAAAACTGCCGGAGAAAAAGTAAAAGAATTTGGAAAAACTGCCGGGGAGAAGTTTGATTTTCCTGGATTTGAATTATTCCACTCATTCCTTGAACGAGTACATGATCGCATGGCTCAGATTGGTGATGGTGCTGGAAAAATGAAGAGCGGAGTCATCGTTGCTTTCGAGATGATGGGAGAAGCACTTGAAAAATGCAAATTTCTCAAAGTTATGGAAGCATTGTGGACCGCCGTGAAAGTAATTGCTGGCGGTATTGCCGATGCAGTCGGGACTATGATGGGAACACTCGCCGAGAAACTCGGAGATACTGATTTCAGTGGAGTTCTTGATGTCCTTAATAGCATTGCTGTTGGCGGAATTGCCTTATCAATTTCAAAATTCTTAAAGAGTGTAACAGAACCTCTTGAGGGGTTGAATGGGGTTCTCGAAGGAGTAACTGGAATTCTTGACGGTGTTAGAGGTTGTTTTGAGGCATATCAGACAAATCTTAAAGCCGGAACGTTGCTTAAAATTGGAGCAGCAATCGCTTTGCTTGCAGGTTCTATCGTTGCGATTTCTCTGATCGATAGCGATAAACTGTCAGCTTCTCTTGGAGCTATCACGGTGCTCTTTGCTAATCTGCTCGGAGCGATGGCGATTTTCAATAAAATCAGCAGTGATACCGGAAAAGTATCTAAAGCATGTACAGCGATGATTGCCATGTCAGTTGCAGTATCTATTCTGGCAGGAGCTTTGAAGAAAGTTTCGGACCTTGATTGGGGTGAGCTTGCAAGAGGCTTGATTGGAATCGCTGGTCTTACGACTATTGTTGTTGCATCATCTAAAGCCATGGCAAGCGGTCAGAAGCAGGTTATGAAAGGCGCTACCAGCTTAATTATATTTGGAGCGGCTATCAAAATTCTGGCTTCAGCATGTAAGGACTTATCAAAATTACAGTGGGATGAACTCGGACGAGGTCTGACTGGTGTAGGAGTTCTATTTGGTGAGATTGCCGTATTCCTTAGAGTTGCAAAATTCAACGGAAAAATGATTAGCACCGCGACTGGAATTGTTATTCTGGCGGCGGCAATGAAAGTTCTGACATCTGCTTGTAAAGACTTTGGTCAGATGGAGTGGAGCGAGATTGGAAAAGGATTAGCTGGAATTGGTGGATTACTTGCTGAACTTGCAGTCTTCACAAATTTGGCCGGAAATGCAAAACACGTAATGTCTATTGGCGTAGCTTTAACTGCTATTGGCGCTGCAATGAAAATCTTTGCTTCCGCTGTAAAAGATTTTGCTCAATTACAGTGGGAAGAACTCGGCAGAGGTTTAACTGCTATAGGCGGAGCACTTGCAGAGGTAGCTATCGCTGTTAATCTGATGCCGAAAAATATGATTGGCATTGGAACGGGTCTTGTTATCGTCGGCGGAGCACTTGAAATTATTGCAAACTGTATGAGTAAATTCGGAGGTATGCAGTGGGAAGAAATCGGTAGAGGTCTTACTGTCATGGGTGGGGCTTTAGCTGAGCTGTCCATCAGTCTCAACTTTATGAAGGGTACACTTGGCGGATCGGCGGCATTATTGGTTGCATCCGCAGCCCTAGCTGTTCTTGCACCGGTGCTCAGTATATTGGGAGCATTATCGTGGGAAGCGATTGCGAAAGGACTTATTTCTATTGCAGGAGCATTCACGATTATCGGCGTAGCAGGCGCAGTTCTTACACCGTTGGTTCCGACCATTCTGGCGTTATCAGGAGCATTTGCGTTGATTGGCGTTGGGGTTCTTACAATCGGAGCTGGTTTACTTGCGGCCGGTACGGGACTTTCAGCACTCGCTATCGGATTCACAGCGCTGGCAACTGCCGGTGCCGCTGGAGCAACAGCAATCGTAGCAGCACTGACTGTTATCGTTACTGGTATCGCTAGCTTAATTCCGGCTGTCCTTACAAAAGTTGGAGAAGGGCTTATAGCAATCTGCAAAGTTATTGCTGCTGGAGCTCCGGCTATTGGCGAAGCCGTAAAATCAGTAATCTTAACTCTGATTGATGTTTTCGTATCCTGTGTACCACAACTGGCAGACGGAGCTTTGCAATTAGTGGTCGGTGTATTAGAAGCACTTGTTACTTACACGCCTCAAATCGTAGATCTAGCCTTCAAGTTTCTTATTGGAATTTTAGAGGGTATTGCTAGTAATCTGCCATCATTGATTAAAGCTGGAATCGATGTTCTTATGGCATTCTTTGCTGGTATTGTCGATGCGTTAAGCGGAATCGATACTGGGGCTTTACTGAAAGGAATTGCTGGAATCGGTCTGTTATCGGCTATTATGCTTGCTCTTAGTGCAACAGCGGCGCTTGTTCCTGGTGCCATGGTTGGAATTCTTGGAATGGGAGCAGTTGTCGCTGAAATGGCATTGGTGCTTGCAGCTGTCGGGCTCTTGTCGAAACTTCCGGGACTTTCTTGGCTTATTGGAGAAGGTGGAAAGCTTTTACAGGGTATCGGAACAGCAATCGGTCAGTTCGTTGGTGGAATTGTCGGCGGATTTATGAGCGGGGTTTCGAGTCAGTTCCCACAGATTGGGGCTGATTTATCCGCTTTTATGAATAATGTTCAGCCGTTCTTACAAGGAGCAAGTCAGATTCAGCCATCTATGATGGACGGGGTAAAGGCATTAGCCGAGACAGTGCTTATTTTGACGGCGGCTGATATTTTACAGGGATTGACTTCTTGGCTTACAGGAGGTTCGTCTTTGTCTAAGTTCGGAGAGGAACTTGTACCGTTTGGCGAGGCTATGCGAGATTTCTCGCTGGCTATCGGAAACATGGACGGAGAAATCGTGGCAAATGCAGCAACAGCTGGTAAAGCATTAGCTGAAATGGCAGCCACAATTCCAAATACTGGCGGATTAGTGTCGTTCTTCGCAGGAGAAAACGATATGACTGCCTTTGGAAAGCAGCTTGTACCATTCGGCGAAGCTATGAAACAGTTCGGGGACGCAATTACTGGACTCGACTCAAATGCCGTTACAGAAGCGGCGATCGCCGGTAAGGCCATGGCAGAGATGGCAACCACCATTCCGAATTCTGGTGGTGTTGTGGGATTCTTTGCTGGTGAAAACGATATGGGCGAGTTCGGAAAACAGCTTGTACCATTCGGGGAAGCCATGAAAGCCTTTGGTGACGCGGTCCGTGGATTGGAAGCAGATGCAATCGTCAATTCTGCAACAGCAGGTAAGGCTTTGGTCGAGCTTGCTGATACGGTTCCGAATACTGGTGGCGTCGTGGCATTCTTTACCGGAAACAACGATGTTGATACTTTCGGCGAGAAACTTGTACCGTTCGGTGAAGCAATGAAGGCATATTCCGAAGCTATTATGGGTTTGGACTCTGCGGCTGTTACGAACTCAGCGACAGCTGGTAAAGCTCTGGTGGAGCTTGCCAATACCATTCCAAATACCGGAGGACTTGTAAGCTGGTTTACCGGCGACAACGATCTTGGTAGTTTCGGTGATAGTCTGGTTCAGTTCGGAAGCGGAGTTAAGAGCTATTCAGATTCTATTTCTGGAATTGATACCGGAATCATGTCAAGTGTAACCACACAGGTGAATCGCCTTGTTGAGATGGCTAAGGGAATGGCTGAGCTAGATACGAGTGGTATGAGCGGTTTCAGTACAGCGCTTACGCAACTTGGAAATAACGGAATCGACAGCTTTATTAACGCATTTACAGATGCGAGCGGAAGAGTGACATCAGCCGCAACATCTATGCTGACAACATTCATCAATGCGGCTAATGCGCAAAAGAGCAATATGACATCTACGTTTACGACCATGATGCAGGCTGTACTTACGACCCTTACAAACTATCAAATCCAGTTCAATACGGCAGGCTCTACGTTGATGATGAAATTCATCACCGGAATCAAATCTCAGGACGGAAATACCAAAACTGCCATTACCAATATAATTAGCGGTTGTGTTACTGCTATCAACAACAAGCAAACCCAGTTCAATACAGCAGGTGCGAACCTCATGATCAAACTCATTGCCGGAATCAAATCGAAAGATTACGAAACTAGAAATGCGTTTGTAAACATCTTAAGTTCATGCCTTACAGCTATTGCGAACAAGTATCCGGAATTTCAAAATGCAGGAATGCAGTGCATGATTAAGTTCATTGCTGGCATTAAGGAAAAAGCCGAAGAAGTAAAAACTGCATTCACCGGGAATCTTAATGCTTCTGTAACGGCTATCCGGGACTACCATGATCAGTTTAAACAGGCTGGTGCTTACCTGGTAGAGGGCTTTGCTGATGGAATCAGTGAGAACACATATCGCGCAGAAGCGAAAGCCAGAGCAATGGCAAGGGCTGCGGCAGAAGCAGCAGAAGACGAATTGGACGAACATTCACCTTCCAGAGT